CTGAAGATTGGCTTATCGTCCGATTTCATGGCTCTTTTGTAGGCTTCCAGCGTCAAGATGCCGTCACGGACATATTCCGCCGGAATCTTGAGGACAATCCTCGCATGAAGTTCCTCCTCGTTCCATGGAACGCCGATGGCTTTCGCCCTGCCGTTCTCGACTAGTTTTCCCCAATGTAAGGACATATTTGCGTTATCTGTTTAGATAGGAAGATAGGGGAGGCAGAGCCTCCCCATGTCTTTAGGCCGTACCCTGACTTCCAAACATGTAGGCCGGAAAAGCCCGGAACAGCGTGTAATAGTAGTTCAGCTTCCAAATCCAGTTGTTGTTTTCAAGCACTTGCTCAGGAGCCTGCAACCCCGGACGTTCGGCGAACAGACATTTGAGCGAACGGGCGACCTTGCGCGAGTCATACATGAACCAGTAGGCCGACGTATCAGTGCCGTCCTTCTTCGCGGAAAGACGTGACCATTGTTCGACCTTGATCAGACCCTTAATCGGGTTATAGTCGCGGGTAAACTCGCCAGACAGGCCGTCGGAGTTGACGATACGCATGATTTCATCGTATTTCGCCGGAGAGCAGACGATAGAATCCAGCATGACGGGACGATTTACGCCGTTCGCGTCCTTATGGTTCGCCGCGTCCACTCTGGCTTGGATAATGGACTCGCGCGTCACACCCGGATTGCTCGTGCCGGCCGGATTGCGGATAAGGTTGCGGAACACGTCGCTGTTCAGGTTGTTGCTGTGCGACGCGCTGAACAGGGCTACACCGTCGGGACACGTTGCCTCGACTGATTTGCCGTAGACGTCCGTATAGTTGCTTGAGCTAAATCCGTTCTGTAAGACTTCAGCCATGCTCTGGTCGATTTTCTGCCAAGCATCTTCGACGATGGTGTTGACCATCTCGCCGAGTTTTGGCGAGTTCCAGTCGCAGAACTTTCTGGTCCGCTTCGTGAGGGTCACTTTCGCGCCGAACTCACGCTGGGTCGCCGTGATGCTGTCGCCTTCCGCGGTGACTACTTCAGGCAACTCTTGGCCTTCGGAAATTTCTTCAATTCCGTTCAGACCATGCTCTGTCTGGTACTCGTATGACCATTTATCGGTCTCTTCCACGCCGAAAATTTTGGGACCGACCATTTCGGCAATGGCATCAGCCGAAGACTCCAGAAAAATCTCATCGAGATAATCGCAGAGTTTCGGTAAATCAGTTCTTAAAATCATATTTTTAATCGATAGAAGGTTTATTGAACCGACCCACTACCAGTTTGTTCGCGGCATCGAGGATATAATCGATATGGAACACCTTGTCGGTGGTGTTGCCCAAATCGACTGTACCGGCCGCACTGATGTCATAATCGTTATCCACATGAGTAACCTGTACCGGAGTCGTCGAGCAGAGCGCGATAAACTGGGTTCTATCATCGATAGGCACGACTAGACCTTTGGAGCCGCCGTCGCTTGCGGTGGCATCGGTTTTGGTTTCCATGGCCAGATATTTGACTTCATCGTCGCCAGAGGCGGCATTGGTCATATATCCGCCGGAATACTTGACGAGCGCATGCTTGGTGAAAACGACACTTGCGGCCATGAGAGCCTCAAATCCGTTGTCCAAGAAACGCGATTCGTTTTTCGGAATGAAGGACATAATCCTTTATGTTAATGTTGCGGCTTTCCGTACCATTCGGCGAAAGGCTGTCTTGTCCTCTGCGCTGTTGGTTTGGCCGCAGTAGCGGCTTTAGAACCGCCGGGCTTAGTTGACGTTCCGGCGATATCCGCCGCAACATCTTTTTTGACTTCTCCACCCTTTCCGTTCTCCGATTTCCACAGGAGGGTCGCCTGCTTGAGGGCTTTATAGACACCCTCGGGAGTCGAACGGTCGATGTTTCGGGGCAGATATTTGATGATCTCCAAATATTGCTTACTGTCCACCAATTCGTGGATGTACATCTCCGACTTCTCGTCGATGACTCTTTTCAGGACTGAACGCTCATTCTGCTTATGCAGAACGGACTCGATTTTGTCCTCTATCCTGTCGGACGGAAGTAACTTCTTGGCCGCTTTTCGGGAGTTCTTGAGGGCGAGCAGGTCTTGTTTGTACCTATCCCGTTCCTCTTCGGCCTTCTTGGCCTTCTCCTTCAGGGCTTCCACATCTTCATTTTCTTCCTCAGGTGTCTCGGTCTCCGTCCCTTCGATGTCCTCGGTCTCTTCGGTCTCTTCGGTCTCTTCAACATCGAGACCTAACGTGCGTTCTTCATTGTTATTGTCCATAGCGTTTAAGAGGCTTATTTCGACTGGATTTCCTCCTTCCAGCGTCGCTATTAAGGATAATTGTCCAAAAAAGACCCCCTTCATGTCGGGGGGTCTCAGTTGCCGCTCTGGCGCGGAAGAGTGAACAAACCGCGTCAGAGGGGCAATTGCCACCCTCCAACTTGTTCACTCTTTGGATTTTTTACAAAATGTGCTATTGACTCTCCGTCTTGCGCCTTTCCTTCTCTTCGAGATCAAACTCTTTCCGTGCGGAAGAAAGGAAATGCAGAATCATCATGCGCCGTCCAACATTCGACCAATAAAGATTGCTGTCCGTCATGCCGCCTGACATTTCCTTCATCAGTCCAAAATCGAGCCGAGTCAGGTACTTCATTGCTTCCTCATTCCGATAGGTATCGGCCAACCATTTGCGCAATTTCTTCTCGTCCTTGCTTCTCAAATCGGAATAATTCTGCACGACCGTAGACAACCTAAGCCGCAATTTATCAATCAATAATTTTATCATATCACTTTTGGTTCGTTTTGTCCATTTCGCGTTTTTTCAATGTATTATCAAGCATCTCTGCGCAGAAACCCATGACGCAATGCAGATGATAGAAGTTTCCTGATTTTACGCCGAGCATTACACCCAACGGCTCAAGTCCTCCGCAAACCGAACATTTTACTTTAGTTTCACCGATAGTAAGGGTCATACGGCTATTTTTTCAAGCTTTTCTAAGGCACATTCTTTGCATAAAATGAACCTTCCTTGACTATCTTTTTCCACAAAAAATTCAACATTAAAAGCGTTATTTCCGCAAACGCATTTTTCTTTCAGTTCATCGCTCGTTGCAAAAAATTGATATTCTTTCCCGTTGCGGATACAACCGAAATTTGAAAATTTTTTCATAAATTAGACGGCAGGCTGATTAGGGATAGGTTGGGCAATCGTCTCTGCATCGTCATAAACCGCCGGATTCTGTCCGTAGTTCCGCGCCAACTCATCAAAGAACTTGCGGCTGTTCGCACGGAAAATGTCGGGGAAAAGCTGTGCCGAAGCGGTCGAAAACTCGTTGAGCAGAGCCAAATCGAGACTCTTACCTTTCTGTTTCATGCTTTCGGTCTGTATCTCCAAATCATATTCGTAATCGTCCAAGTATCCGGGAGGGATAATCAGCATCTCCACCGGTTCGCCTTCCCTCATTTCAGCTTCCTGTTCGGCCACGTCCACGCCGTTGAACGGTTTGCGGTTTTCGCCGTAGCCCATGACTTTATTCATCGCCGCTATTTTCTTCGGTTCGGCCACGCCCAATCTCATCGTCCCCCTACGTCCATCCGATAGTTCGCTGTTTCCGACATTCATGGTTCGGTAATTTCCCTTGGCATCCTTTCGGGTATAATTGGCGATCAAAATGACCGCACGGAGACGGGCTTTCTGTAGGAACAAATCCTTCATCATCAAGAAAAACACGTTCTTGATATCATTCGCGCGCTCGTTCGCCAGCACTACCTCGCGGGCTGTCGAGCCTGAACCTGTAGCTCCGCCCTGCAACGCGTCCACGGTCGCCTCGGACAGCAGTTTGCTGACCCTATCGAGCATATTCAATTCGCCTTGCGTCACTCCAGCTATCGGCATCGGCTTGACGGCATCCACGTTCTCGACATAGATGCGGTCACTGCCCGTAATCAGCCTGTCCTCCATTTCCAAATCATCCTTATTGACGTTACCCACCAACATTGGAGTTTCGAGCGAGCGGTGCGTCTTGTCGAGAAGCGAGTTCTCGAGCGTATTCTCCTCGTCCTGCAACGCCTTGATGACATTCGGCAAGGAATTGCCCCAGAACATAGGTTTGGCGAACGGCTCAAAGACACCTTTGCCGAAAGGATAAATCTTACGCTTGCCGCCCCAGAGGAGCGGAGCATCCAGCATCAATACGCCATTGATGACGATACGGTAGCACGAACGCAGGGTTTCCTTTCCGTCTTCGTCTTCTAGCATCCGCTTGCTGTAATATCTCACGACCTCATATCTGTCCTTACCTGTCCGCTTTTCCCATTTGTCCCCGAAAAACAAGTCAGTCTCGCCGGCGTGCATACTGCCTCCCTCGGGTATCGATTCAAAATCAGGATATTCCCCGAACTCGGCCATCAGCTTCGCGCGATCATAATATTCAAACCAAATCAGTTCGGGCTGTTCCTGAATGTCCACGATGTATGCATCGCCAGGTATCAGCCTTTCCACTGCCACATCGACCTCCACAGCTCGTCCTATGCCGTCTCCCGACTTGACTTTTTTGCTCTCGACTTTCCCCGTCAGGGCATCATACGAGACTATCTCCTCCGTCTCTCCGGTATCGGTCAACCAACATTGGTGCTTGATGACCGTACCGTTGATTCCGCAACTCCAACTGTCGGCAAAGATATCCATCTCGGGATTGCCGGTCTGCACAAACGAATGCCTGACCGCTCCCTTGAGCCAGTCGGCTCGCTCCTTAGACCGTGTCCCGAGTTCTGACGTGGCCGTAATGCTTATGGGCGGAACGTCACGCGACACCGAACTGACGTAAGACCTGACTTTGTTGCGGGTCGTTCCGGTAAAAATATTAGCTTGCCATTCCTCTTTGCCTTGGGCTTCCCGCGTCTCGACATAGGCGTTGAGGCGTTTCTGCGAATCATCCCAAAAGATTTTCGGTGTGCAGTCGTTCATTTCGGGATATTGTTTGCCCATTACATCTTTAAGCAGCTCGTCAAGTCTGTCATAGACATACGATATCCGTTCCCTATCTTTCGGAGTTGGATTGTGTTTTTTAGTCATAGTTAGGCCATTTTAAGGTTTCTGCGCGGTGAACTCTGACGAATGCGCTTCTCGCGCATGGCGAGGAAAAAATCCCTCTCCTTAGCCGTCATCGGATTTCGCGGTATCCGCATACCGTCGAAGCCGTAGCGCACGGCATCCAGTATGTGGTCGTCTCCTCCTTCGGGTTCATCCAGCTGTTTGCCGTTCTTGTCCTTTTTCCAAAAATAATTCCTGTATTCGCGGATCAGATTGACGCTCCGTTTGGTGACGCTGATTTTCTGGTCTTGAACAAATCCGATACCCTGCTTGACCGAACCGCCGCCTTTTTTCACTCCGACAATCGGCACACCATATCCGACCATCTCGTCTATGCTCTTCGGTTCGGCCGAGTCTGCCCTGACGAGTATCTTCTCCGGCTGTGATAGGATGATATCTGCCAGTTTGCGATTCGACAGTCCGGTATCATGACAAATCTCGTCGAGAATGAACCCTCCATCATGCCTGTAGATGTCCACGATAGCCGCTGGGTCAGCCGAGTAGCCGAAGTCGAGTCCCCTGCGCTCCAACCGTGCCTCATGCGGCAAGTCATCAATGATTTTCCATCCAGTGAATATCTGCCCGTCAGCCTCCCCTAGTTGGCCTTCGCCATAGACTTTCCACCAGCGCGCATTGTTTTTGCGCCGTTCGATTGATTTCACGATGTTTTCCGAAAGCGCTTCGTTGTCGAGATAGGTCAAAGTGATGAAATCCACGTCATCGAACTTGCCCAAAATCTCGGTATAGAACCAAAATTCATGGGTCGGATTCCAGTCGAGAAAAATCAAGTCCTTCGTGCGCACCTCCAGCTGGTCGAATGTCTCATGCGGGATATTGTTTGCCTCGTTCACGAAAAGCCTGTCTCGCCGCGGTCCATGGACTTTTGACGATTGATCGGCGGAAAAGAACTCAATGACCGATTTTGTCTCGAAAGTATAAGTGCAGTTGGTCGCATTCCACAGATTATCATCCCAATACCCGTGCTCCTCCATTATCTTGCGAAAATCGCACATCGCGCCACGGCGAAGATGAGGAAACGACTCAGAGACGACAGACGTGAGCGTGGGTGTCCTGTCCGACTGCGCCATGTCGATGAGGATGAGCAGGATGCTGATTGACTTTCCCGCGCTCGTACCTCCTGATATCGCTCTAATCCTCTTCTTCAGTTTGAGAATTTTTTTTGTCGCCTTGGTCGCCGTAAACATTCGCTTGGCCGTTTAGGATTGGCGTGGGCAATGGCTTTCCGCCAGAGGTGATATCGGTTTTTTCTCGCTTCCCGTGATCGCACGAAAGTAGGAACTTCGCGAATCCGGCATTGTATCGGTCGGACAAACCGTTTTCTTTCAAAATTTCTTCATACTTAGCCACAATTCTCCTGAGGATGTCAGAAATCTCCTTATTTATTTTTGCCCATTCGTAGAGCGTTTCGCGGGTGATTCCGACGTCTAATGACAGGCCATTGATGCTTGGCGGAATCGGAACAGGAATATCCACACGACCGTCTTTCGTAAAATTAATGCGCTCTATCGTGTCGTGGGCGTGACGGTCAAGATACGTCCGTATCCGTTCCATCATTTCTTCATTGAGTTTTGTCGGTCGTCCCATCATAAAAACAAAAATTAACGCCTAAACAGCGCCCAATAAAATAACCCGAATAATATATCCATAGGCTGTGTAGCCTACCCGCCGGATAGGGCGGCTCATGGCCGTATCCCCCAGCGGATAGGACTTATTACTCTGCCATAGGCAGGACAGAAGGAACGGCCGTGGTGATAAATGTGAACCTCCTCCTGTATAGATAGATATCATGATGCGTGATATCTCACTACACGGAACGAGGCAAACCAACTATCCGTACCGTGACACAGCGTCCGCGTGAACGGATACACACCGCGAAACGGTACGAGATAGCCAGTGCAAATATAGTATACCACATCTAATCTTAACGTCAAGTTTTAACTACATCACGATCCGCGAACGATTGCCCTCTCTCCATGCAACGAGTGGATTTTACGAAAATAAATAAGGACAATCTTTCCTTTGCATCTTCGGCTCTTATCTCCATTAAGGACTTTTCCGCATAGTTTTTTAAGTTCTTTCCTCCTCATGTTGATAAAATTAAATCTGATAACATCTTTGGAATTTAT